CGGAAGTCGTCCGAGACGAGCGAGCTGGTGGAGTTCGAACTGTCGTCGGCGCTCGACTTCGGCCAGCAGCAGCTGCCCGGGCGGAAGATCATCGCCAACTCGTGCAGCTGGCTGCAGCGCGGCGGCTACCGCGGCCCGTACTGCGGATACAGCGGCCCGCCGGTGGCCAAGGCCGACGACACGCCCACCAGTGACCCGGCGCAGGACGCATGCGGCGGCCGCCTGTCGTCCTGCAAGCTGCGCTTCGGGGCAAATAACCCGCTCCCATACGGTTCGTTCCCTGCTGCTGGCCTGCTGCGCTCATGAACGACACGACGATGGAGGCGGCGCGAGCACACGCGGCGGCGCAGTATCCGTGCGAGGCCTGCGGCCTGGTGGTGATCGAGAAGGGCAAGGAGCGGTTCTGGCCGTGCCGGAATATGGCGACCGACGCCACCGAGCACTTCGTGCTGCACCCGGAGGACTACGCCGCGGCCGAGGATGCCGGCGAGGTGGTGGCGGTGGTGCACAGCCACCCGGATGCCACCTCGCGGCCCAGCGAGCAGGACAGGGCCATGTGCGAGGTCTCGGGCCTGCCCTGGTACATCATCGGCATGCCCGACGGTAAGCCGGCCGACGTGCTGCGGCTCAACCCGGCCGGCTACGTGCCGCCACTGGTGGGCCGCCCGTTCGTGCATGGGCTGCTCGACTGCTGGACCTTGTGCCACGACTGGTACGCCACGGAGTGGGGCCTGGCGCTGCCTAGCCCGCCGCGCGCCGACGGCTGGTGGAACGATGGCCAGTCAAACCTCTACGGCGACGCCGCGCTGGCTGGCGCGGGGTTCCGGGTGGTCTGGCGCAAGGGAGATAGCGCGGCACCGCCGCTGCAGCGCGGCGACCTGATCTTGATGCAGGTGCGGAGCCGTAACCTGGTGCCCAACCACGCCGGCATCTACCTCGGCGAAGGGCAGATGCTGCATCATATGCATGGCCGGCTGTCCTGCAGGGAGGTTTTTGGCGGGTACTGGCTGGAGACCGCAGTGGTCGCCGCGCGGCACGATTGCGCTGTAAGGCATTGAAATTTCGCTGTGTGAAGCCATTTCACAGTCAGATGAACAGGCAATGGCCTAGGCTATTGGTCATGTTGGGCCATGATGGCGCCTTAACTTCTGCTGTGTGAAACTGCGTATCGCTGGGGTGATAGGAACTTGCTCAGCTCGAAGCCATCTAACAGGGGAATGAAAAAGGAGGCTTTTATGCGCGATGTCGTCGACGGGTTCTAATCTGCCTACCACTACCCGCCCTTGAGGCGGGTAGCTCGTTCTGGGGAGACGAAAAAGCAGGGGGAGAAAAGGATGTCTGGACTACAGCTGTTATCGGATGCCATCGGCTCCGATTTTGCGAAGAATTCCGCAGTCATCATCGGCGTGATCGTTGCTTTCATATCGGTCATAACGGCGAGGGCCTTGGCCAGAAAAAAGCAAGCCGCAGATTTGCTGTTCTCCGCTCGGAGTGACAAGGGCTTGCAGGATGGTTACAAGCACATTCGTGACCACCACGATGCGTCAAACAAAAACATCCGAGCGATGGCGGAACAGTCAAATTTCGAGTCCGCAGAGTGCGTGGCTATCCGTTATTTGCTGAATCACTTCGAGGTGATGAGCATCGGGATTCAGAATGGTATTTACGACGAGCGCATGCTCAAGCAGTGCTGGTATGGGCTGGTCATCGACACCTATAAAAAGTCGCTTCCGCTCATTGAGGCGATTCGAGAAAAGAACAAAAGTTTGACAGCGCTTCAGGAGTTCGAGTGGCTTGCCAAGCGATGGCAGCAAAAACCACTCAAGGCAAGGAGCAATGCATGAGGTTGTACTGCGCGAGATGCCTATTTAGTTTGATGTCGATCGCGTCGCTGGGAGGCTGCGCGAGCGTGGGCGACCTGGAGAAGAAGGCGCCCGAGTTCAGCGCGCACACGACAAAAAGTGCCGATGCATATAAGCGGTGTGTGGTTCAGGAATGGACGAGCGTCTGGTCAACCGTGCATGCGGAAGACACTGACTACGGGTTCAAGGTGATCGTGCCTGACCCTGTTGCGGAAACCGACGTGGTGTTGCTGATTAGGCGCGCCGACGGCGGCGCGGATGTTTCATTCCACAAGCGATCGGCTTATCTCGGCGGAGACCATTTAAGGGAGACCGCCAAAGCCTGCATCTGAGCAGGAATACCGAAACCGAAAGGCCCGCCTTGTGCGGGCTTTTCTTTGCCCAGGAGAAAGTATGTCGACTGCTCGCGAAGTCATTCTCTACGGCGCGTTGCGCCAAAGGTTTGGCCGAAGCTTCCGCTTCTATCTGGATACAAACACGGTTGGCGAGGCCATATCAGCGCTTAAATCGCAGCTCAATGGCTTCGCCGAATTCCTGGCATCGGCCAAGGGAAATGGCCTCGCGTTCACCGTGTTCGTCGGTACGAAAAATGTGAACGAGGAAGGCCTGCGAAGGCCTGGCGAAGGGCCTATCCGTATCGCCCCGGTGTTCCTTGGCAGTAAGCGTGCGGGACTTTTCAGCATCATCCTTGGGGCGGCCTTGATCACCGCGAGTTTCTTCGTCGGCGGGCCAGCGCTCTCGGCGTACCTGCTGAGCACCGGCATTGGCATTGCCGCTGGCGGCTTGGTGCAGATGCTGTCGCCGCAGCCCAAGGGCCTCAAGCAGGCCGACTCGCCACAGAACCAGCCGTCGTACGTCTTCAACGGATCCGTCAACACGCAGGCCCAGGGTAACCCGGTGCCGCTACTGTACGGCCGCATGATCGTGGGCTCGGCGGTGATCTCCGCCGGCATCCGCGCCGAGGACTACGCTCCGGCGAGCGGCGGCGTCGGCACCGGCACGCCGCTGGGAAGCTTCAAGAAGAACTTCTACGACACCTGATCGCTGCCGCACCCCCGCGCCGAATCCCACGCCCGCCTCGCGCGGGCTTTTTTGTGAGCGAAGCATGGACAACCTGCATCCCATCGAAGGCGCCAAGGGCGGCGGCAGCCAGCGCACGCCAGTCGAATCCCCGGATAGCCTGCGCTCGATCGCGTCGTTCCGGATCCTCGATGCCGTGAGCGAGGGCGAGATCGGCGGCCTGGTCAACGGCCTGCAGTCGATCTACCTGGACGAGACGCCGCTGGCCAACGCCGATGGCTCGCTAAATTTCCAGAATGTGCACGTCGACCAGCGCACCGGCACCCAGGACCAGGACGTCATTCCCGGCTATGCCGCGGTCGAGAACGAAGTGGCTGTCGGCGTGGAGCTCAAGCAGGTGGCGCCGTGGGTGCGCTCGCTGACGAATCTGGAGCTTTCGGCCGTCGGCATCACCATCAGCGTGCCGCAGCTGTCGAAGGCGAACACCTCCAACGGCGACATCAATGGCTACTCGATCTCCTACAAGATCGAGGTGCAGACCGACGGCGGTGCGTACCAGCTCGCCTACAGCGGCGCGATCACCGGCAAGACCACCACCAAGTACCAGCGCGAGCACCGCGTGGACCTGCCTGCGGCGACCGTCGGCTGGAACGTTCGCGTCACGCGAATCACGGCCAATGCGAACAGTTCAACCATCGCCGACACCACGACGATCGACAGCTACACGGAGATCATCGACGCAAAGCTTCGCTACCCGAACACTGCGCTGATTGCGATCAGCGGCGACGCCTCGCAGTTCTCGAACATTCCGGCGCGCGGCTACGACCTATGGGGCCGCATCATCCAGGTGCCGACCAACTACGACCCGCACACGCGCACCTACACCGGCGCCTGGGACGGAACGTTCAAGCTGGCCTGGACCGACAACCCGGCGTGGATCTATTACGACCTCGCCACGCACCCGCGGTATGGCCTCGGTCACCTGATCACCGCGGCGCAGGTCAACAAGTGGGATCTGTACCGGATCGCGCAGTACTGTGACCAGGCCGTAAGCGACGGCAAGGGCGGCACGGAACCGCGCTTCACCTGCAATGTATACCTGCAGACGGACAGCGACGCGTATCAGCTGCTCTCCGACATGGCCAGCCTGTTCCGGGGCATCAGCTTCTGGGCGAGCGGCGCGATCGGTGTGGCCGCCGACATGCCACAGGATCCGGTGTACGCCTACACCGCAGCCAACGTCATCGGCGGAAAGTTCACCTATTCGGCTACCACCCGGAAGACTCGCTACACCGTCGCCCAGGTCACCTGGAACGACCCGGCCGACATGTACCGCGCCAAGGTGGAGTATGTGCAGCACCAGGCCGGCCTGGCGCGCTACGGCATCCAGCCCACCGCCATCACCGCTTTCGGCTGCACCTCGCAGGGCCAGGCTCAGCGCGCCGGCATGTGGGTGCTACTGACCTCGCAGCTGGAGACCGACACCATCACCTTCCAGGTGGGCCTGGACGGCGCGATGGCGGCGCCCGGGCAGATTGTGCGCGTGCAGGATCCGGCGCGCGCGGGCAAGCGGCAGGGCGGCCGCATCACCGTGGCCACAACCTCCGTGGTGACCGTGGACCGCGCGCCCGACGCGGTGGTGGCCGGCGACAGCATGACCGTGGTCTTGCCCTCGGGCATCTCCCAGACGCGCACGGTGCTCAACGTGGACGGCAGGAACATCCAGGTCTCGCCGGTGTTCACGGAGTTGCCGGCGGCGGAGGCGGTGTGGACGGTCGAATCGACCACCCTGGTCAACCAGCTGGTTCGCGTGCAATCGGTCGGGGAGGACAAGTCCAGCGACGCGCTGACCTTCACCATTACCGGTAGCCAGCACGTCCCGGAAAAGTTCGAGGCGATCGACAACGGCACGATCATCCAGCTGCCGCCGATCAGCCAGCTGCCGGCCAACCTGCAGGCTCCGCCGACCGACGTGGTGCTGTCCAGCCATGTGGTGATCACCCAGGGCATCGCAACCAACGTCATGACGATCAGCTGGACGCCGGCAGCCGGCGCGCAGCGCTACCAGGTCGAATGGCGCAAGGACGACGGCGAGTGGGTCAGCGCTGGCCAGGTCTCCGGCCAGTCGGCCGACGTGCAGGGGATCTACACCGGCAGCTACCTGGCGCGCGTGCGGGCGATCAGCCCCGGCGGCATCGCCTCGGTGCCGGCGCTGTCGGCGCTGACTGACGTGCTTGGCAAGACGGGGGCGCCGCCGGTGGTGGCCAGCTTGACCGCGGCGTCGAAGGTCTGGGGCATCCACCTTCAGTGGGCGTTCCCGGCTGGCGCGGAGGACACTCTGCGCACCGAGGTGTGGCGCTCCAGCACACCCAACCTGGCCGACGCCACGAAGATGGCGGACCTCGCCTATCCCCAGAACACGCTGGAGATGGACGGGCTTGCGGCTGGCGCCTCGTTCTACTTCTGGGCCCGGCTGGTCGACAAGACCGGCAACATCGGGGCGTACTACCCGACCGGCGCCGGCGTGCACGGCCAGGCCAGCAGCAATCCGGCCGACTACGAGCCGATCATCGCCGGCCTGATCGAAGACACGAACCTTGGCCAGGAGATCCTCGGCGCCGTCCAGCAGATGACGCCGGAAATGGCCGGGTCGGCCTCGAAGTTCGCCGGCAGCAGGACGCGCTACGCCGGTGTGTGGTCGCAACTGACGGCCCAGCAAGACGGCGACATGGCGCTGGCGTCCCGCGTCGACACCGTGCAGGCGACGGTGGATGACACCACGGCCATCGTCCAGGAGACGGCGACCACGGTGGTCGACTTGAACGGCAGGGTGAGCGCGACATGGAGCGTGCGCTGCCAGGTCACCGCGGATGGACACATCTACGGCGCCGGCATGGGCCTGGGCGTGGAGCAGCAGGCGGACGGCACCTATCAGTCGCAGGTGCTGTTCCAGGCCGATCGCTTCGCGGTGATCAATGTGGCCAACGGTGCCACCACGTTGCCCTTCGTGATCCAGGGCGGCCAGGTGTTCATTTCGCAGGCGCTGATCGGTACCGGCTGGATCACCAACGCCATGATCGGCGATGTCATCCAGTCGACGGACTACGTCGCCGGCGTCACGGGTTGGCGCATCAGCAAGAGCGGCAATAGCTTCGAGCTAAATGGCTCCGGCGGCGGCGGTCGGCTCTCTATCACCAACCAGCTCCTGCAGGTGTACGACTCAGCGGGCACGCTGCGCGTTCGCCTCGGCCTGTGGTAACCGCACTCCATTCAACGCAATCACCCAACGAAGCCGCCACAAGGCGGCTTTCTCCTTTTGAGGTAGCCAGATGGCACAACAGATCATCAATCTCGGCACGCCGCCGGAAGGCGAGGATGGCGATACCAACTACGTCGCCTGGCAGAAGGCCAACGGCAACTTCACGGAGCTGTACGACAGCGTCTCGGGCCTCTCGGCCAGCGTCAGCGGGCAGGCGTCGTTCAAAAACAAGCTGATTAACGGCAACTTCAATGTGTGGCAGCGAGGCACGTCCTTTGCTGCGGCCGCGGGCACGCGCTACACGGCCGATCGCTGGGTATCGGTCGGCGTGGGCAGCACCTCGGCATTGAGCCAGCAGGCGTTTGCGCTGGGGCAGGGCGTGGTGCCGTGGGAGCCGTCGTACTTTCTGCGCACGGTCGTGGCGTCGTCGGCTGGCGCTTCTAACCTGGCGGCGCTTCAGCAGAACATCGAGGGCGTCCGCAACTGTGCCGGCCGCACCATGACGCTGAGCTTCTGGGCGAAGGCCGATGCCGCCAAGAACATCGCCGTGGAGCTCAGCCAGGTGTTCGGCACCGGTGGTTCGCCATCGTCCCAGGTCATCAACATTGGCACCACCACGGTGGCGTTGACCGCGGGCTGGGTGAAGAAGACGATCACCTTCACGATCCCGGCAATCGCCGGCAAAACGCTGGGCACGAACAACAACGACTATACGCAGCTGACGTTCTGGTTCGACGCCGGCACGACCTATGCGGGCCGCTCAAACGGCCTTGGGCAGCAGTCCGGTACGTTCGATATCGCGCAGGTGCAGCTTGAACTGGGGACCGCGGCGACGGCGTTCGAGCTGGTGCCGCCGGCGATCGAGCTGACTCAGTGCCAGCGCTACTGCTTCGCGGCGACACTGCCCGCTGGTGGTGCGTTCGCCGCGGGTACGCAGTACAGCACGACGGGCGCACTTGCGCAGTTCAACACCCCAGTACAGATGCGCGCTTTCCCCACCCTGACCATCACCGGTCAGGGCATCGGATGGGTTGGCAACGGCACGCCGAATTCCGGAAATCCGACTATCGCTGGTAGTTGGAATGGCCAGTTCGTCCTGCTGTTCACCATCAGTGGCGCGACAACTGGCCAGTCTGGCTTCGCGGCCGGCAAGTCGGGCGGGACGACGCTCATGATCCTCGATGCGGAGCTTTGAAAATGCCCGACTACACCATCGTTCACACGATTTTCGGCGACAGCATCATTCGCAACAGCGACGGCGCCTGCATCCCGATCTGCCCTGGTAACCGCGACTACGACGAATACCTCGAATGGGTCGCCGCTGGCGGCGTGCCAGACGAGATCGATAACACCTGATGCCGAGTAGCGCTGTGGGCGACAAGTGAGGTTGCCATGGGTCAAGGTATCCAGGTTTTCAATGCGGCGGGCCAGCTGACCTTTGACACTCCAGATCGCCTGTCTCGCATCATTGGCAAGGTCGTGGTGGCGCCTGGCGCCTCGGGCTCCATCACGCTGCCCACGGGCTATGGCGACTATTGGTTCTTCGTCTGGCCAAGCTCCGGCACGACGCGCTACACCCCCGTCATCACCCTGAGCGGAAACACATTGAGCTATTCCCCGGCCACGATTTGGACTCCGGCGGTGGAATGCACCATCTTCTACGGCGTTAAGTGATATGGCAGACGCAGGGTTTACCGTCTATGGCGACAGTGGCGTCGCCCAGGTCGACAACACCTATGCGAACTTGTCGCTGGTGGAGAAGGGAACCCTCACCACCAATCAGTCTCTCTATGGGGCTTCGGTCACCTACGGAACGATAGGGCCGCGCAGTGATCTTGTTTCTCCGATCATTTGCGTGGGCGGCTCGCTTTATACCAGGCCGGAGACCTTCTACGGCGCCGGGCAGATCGGCTTCAATATCTCCGTCGCTGGGCCACTCGGAACCCAGGTTCCCTATTACATCTTCGACGTGCCGCGTGCGCCGCCGGCGCACGGCTTCGGCCTGCAGGTGTGGAACGCAGCCGGCCAGTTGATTTTTGATGCCAGCGCGGGGCCGATGCGGGTGGTCGGGTTCGTCCAAAATGCGACGGGCACGACTATCTTCGCCGGCACCGCGGGGCGCGCCTATGCCGTGGCACACGTCATCCGCGGCTTTCGATCGGCGCGGGTGGAGGGCTTCAACGTGCGCGCGGTGTTCACCCAGGTTGCCAGCAACGTGGTCAACCAGAACCTGCTCATCGTGCAGGACCTCACGTCAGGCGACACGCCGGTGCTGTCGGCGAACCTGATGACGGCGCTCGTGATCGACGTGACGAACCTTTAGCAGGGGTATTTCGTCCGGGTATCCGAGAATCTGAGATCGCCCGGTCGTAGCCTTCGGGTATGGACGAAGCCCGCACCACCCTTCTTGCGGTAGCCTCCAGCCTGTCCAGGCTGCTGATCCGGCTCCACGATCTTTCCAACTCGGTGCGCCGCCGGCCGGGTGGGCACGTCACTGCCGCGGCCCATGCGCACTGGACCGTCTCGGACCTATCGCCGCCGTCAGCCTGGCTCGATGCAGCCGCACCCAATACGGCGATCAGCGGAGCGATCAGCTCGGTCATGCTGGCCCAGGCCCACCTTCTGGCCATGATCGAGGCACCGGGTGACGTCGACCTCAAGTTGGCCATCCGGGCGCTCGAACATGTCTGCCATGGCGCACACTGGAGCGCCAGGGTGGAGGCCATCTCCAAGCGCCTTGGCGTCGAGCTCCCCGAATCACCCAGCCAATTCCACCACGGGGCGAGCCTCCACCAGGTCAGCCTTCCGCGCCGCGGCGAGCGGCACAGCTACCCCTGACCAGGTGTAGGCTGTATTCCCACCCCGTTGGCGCGATCCCATGTGCTATTCCGCCCAGGTGAAGGCTGACTACGCCGCTTTTGTGCGCCTGTTCGGCGCGGTCATGGACATCCACGAGTTCGTGAAGCTCTTCGTCGAGAAGCGGGCGGAGGGCGGCTGGACGAAGCTTCCGAAGGCGATGCGGGAGGCATTTCGCAAGCCTGCTAACGCGGAGGGATTCGAACTGGCCAAGATTGTCGCCGAAGGTGACCGTGAGCTGGAGGCAAGGCTGGAAGCCGAACTGGCCACCCAGCAGGAGCGCCTGGCCAAGGCCGAGGTGGTGCTGGCCGGCCCGAAGCCGACCAAGAAGGCCGCGGATGACCAGCGCATCGCCAGCAACAAGGTGAAGGCGGCCCAGCGAAACCTGGACGACCTGAGGCGCACCGATCCTGACCCGAAGGACTCGCGCATCTATCCGGGCAGCTACGCCCCGGTCTTGATCGCCGACGCAAAGAGCGGCGAACGCCGCGTTATTCCCATGCGGTACCAATGCCGGCTTCCCGGCTGGACCGAAGCCGTCGAGCGCAGATTCCCAGGCACCTACAACGCTCGGCGCGACAATCTAGACAAGGCCTGGTCGAAGCTCTTCGGCTACCACCACGGCATCATGATCGTCACGACGTTCTACGAGAACGTCGACCGCGACGGGAAGAATGTGGTGCTGCAGTTCACCCCGACTCCGCCGCAGGACATGCTGGTGGCCTGCCTCTGGTCGCATACCAAGGACCGGGATGGCGACGACCTATGGTCCTTCGCCGCCATCACCGACGAGCCTCCACCGGAAGTCCTGGCCGCCGGCCACGATCGCTGCATCATCCCCATCAAACCGGAACACGTCGACGCCTGGCTAAACCCTGATCCGCGCGACCTGCAGGCGCTTTACGACATCCTCGACGACCGCCCACGGCCGTACTACGAGCACCGGCTTGCCGCGTGAGCAAGGCATGGCTCGCAGCGATCGCTGTGTTTCTGGTGTCCTGCAACGGACTCAGAATGGTTGTACATACAACCTGCGGAGACGGCTGGCACTCCCCATCGATCGGCCGACGGGGTGCCTGCTCACATCATGGCGGTGTGGATCGAAGTGCCGGCAACCTTGTTCTATTCGGTAGCGGCGCTGCGGGTTGGTTGGTCTGGAGTTATGTCGAAAACCGCGAAGAACGCCGCCGGAAGAACGAGCGCGAGCAACAGGAGGCATCACGTAAGAGCGAGAAGAGTGACGGCAACGCGTAGAGAAGGCCTCTTGTCGGCGGCCGGAACGTTGACCAAAAGTGGACCAAACCGAGACCAAACGGGACCATTCTAGACCAATCAATAAAAAGGCCACCTAAGCGAATCAATCACTTAGATGGCCGTATTGGTGGAGGTGGCGGGAGTCGAACCCGCGTCCGAAGGCGTTTGACGCCCGGTACTACATGCTTAGCTCACCGTTAGATCTCATCCCGCGACAGCACAGTGTGCGAAGCGCATCGAAGGACCAGCCTGCTTGATTTAACCCTTACCGACAGGCGGCAGCTTCGGGCGATCTCGTGATAGTGACCCTACATCCACGAGCACGAGCACAAGTGGGTTCGGGGCTAGGCCTTAAGCGGCCAGAGCGTAGTTGTCGTCGTTGGCAACTATAAGTTTGCAACTGGATTTACGAGGAAAGTCGCCCCCTCGGCATGCACCAAGCCATCTCACTACCCCCGTCGAAGCCAGGACACCCCCGGGGAAAAGATTGCTGGAACGCGACAGTATATGGAGCTGCGGCAGGCTACTTCAAGCTTGCGGATGAACCGCGTTCTGCCGCTATCGTTGGCGCACGCAGACGACAGGGGAAGACCGATGACCAGGGTCCGGCAGGCGGTACAGGGCGATGCAGGCACGCTGACGGAGCTGCGCTGCGCCTTCCTCGAGGAAATGGGGCAGCAGCTGCCGGATGGCTTCGCCGACCATCTGCGCGACTGGATCGAAACCGCGCTGCTGGCCGGCCGGCTGCATGCCTGGCTGGCGGAGCACGAGGGCAGGGTGGTCGGCAGTGCGGCGGTCAATCCCTATCCGCACATGCCCTCGGCGAATTATCCGACGGGGCAGGGCTGGTACCTGCTCAA